ATGTATTAAATGAAAAAAGCAGCATTTCAATGGATGCTTCAAATCTGTCTGATGAACAAGTTTGCAGTATTTTTGATAAGGCAACTGTTCGCTTGATGGAGCACGGATTCGACGAAGAATATGAGCCTACATATGATGGGACTATGTGTGAAAGTATTTTAGACATCTTAGGTGATTTATAATGGCAAAAGACGATTATTACACATTGGTAGCTAAGATACTTGTTTATCTATATAAAAAGTACAAGCAAAAAGAAATTGAAAAAGATTATATTTCACCTTTAACAAAAGATTTTCATGTAAAAGATGAACAATTGATGGAAACTGTATCAATGATGATTGAACAAGGATTGGTTAAAGGTACATGTGTAAAGGCTTGGGGTGGTGATATTGTGATGATTGATTATCAAAGTCTTAAAATAACACCTGATGGAATTGATTATCTTCAGGATAATTCAAAGATTAGAAAGATTTGTGAAACACTAATTGAAGCTAAGCCTATTTGGGAATTGTTTTTATAACACGGCAACCGTACAGGTTGCTTTTATTTTGAGGTGGATAATGGATTATTTTCAAAAAGAGAAAATTAAAAACATTTTTAAAGCTTGTATTCATGCTTTAATCGGTGCAGCTATTGCAATTGCGACAATGAAATTATTTGGTTAAAAACAACGTGATTAATGTAGTGATAAAAGCAACTAAAGAAGGAAAAATTATATGAGTGATAATTGCTGACAGTAGATCACGCAGCCTTAAATATGAGTTTTCTTTTCCAATATACTTCAATTGATAAATATAAGGAACTCTAGTTTTAGAAACAAGATTATTATCAATTAGATATTGCATAGTTTCTTTGAAATCACATGATTTAACTTTATATGAAGAAAATATATCATTTCCAATAGTTCTTCTAGTTTCTTCAATATTTATTTCTGATATTGGATAAACTCTCTGATTGTATATGTCTATATAAACGTATGAACTTAAAGAAGTTTGTACGTTTTTAATAGCTGTCAGCAATGTTCTTGCATCTTTAGGAAGTGGTACAGAATTCATAAATTATTACCTCAATATAGTCAAATTATAGGAGATACAAAATGATAAATAAAGAGATTAGAGCACCCAACAGAATAACATCAGGATAAGGAGGACATATGGCAGAACCTAATAGATTAGGTCGCCAGACTCCTACAAAATCCGTAGTTTTACCATATGAGAACACATATGGAAAAGAAGCAATTGATATCTATGAAAAGACTGGCAGACAGGCACAGGATTGGCAGAAGCTTCTGATCTATGACATACTATCCTACAACGATGAAGGATTATGGATCCATACAAAGTTTGGTTATGCAGTGCCTAGACGTAACGGTAAGAATGAAGTCATTACGATTCGTGAAATGTATGGATTGATTGAAGGCGAGCAAGTTCTTCACACCGCCCATAGAACACCTACATCATCTAGTGCTTTCTATAGACTGCTAAAGCTGTTGGAAGATGCAGGATATAAAGATAAACATGATTATATTGCTCATAAGCAATACGGACTTGAAACAATTGAATTTCCATCGAGTGATGGAAAAGTCAGCTTCAGAACCAGAACATCTAAAGGTGGACTTGGTGAAGGCTTTGATTTGATGATCATTGATGAAGCACAAGAATATCAAGATGATCAAGAGACAACATTAAAGTATGTTGTTTCATCCTCAAAAAATCCTCAGACACTGTTCTGCGGAACACCACCAACAATGGTGTCTAGTGGAACAGTATTTATGAAAATGAGAAATAAGGCGCTATCTGGTGAGACAGAGAATACCGGCTGGGCGGAATGGTCTGTTGATTCGATGACAGATGTTCACGATGTAGAAGCTTGGTATGAAACCAACCCATCATTAGGTACGATCTTTACAGAACGTATCATCAAAGATGAAATTGGGGATGATGATCTTGATTTCAACATTCAGCGTTTAGGATACTGGTCAAAGAAGAATCTGAAATCTTTCATTTCAGAAGTACAGTGGAATGAATGCAAGCTCACTTCTCTTCCAGAACTGAAAGGAAAACTCTATGTTGGTATCAAATTTGGAATTGACGGTCAGAATGTGGCAATGTCTATCGCATGTAAGACCACAACCGAAAAAGTATTCGTAGAGTCTATAGACTGTCAACCTAGACTGAATGGAAATAAATGGATTCTGCGCTTTCTAAAGCAGGCAGATATTGCATCTATAACCATTGACGGCAATGGATCTGCGACTCTTGAAGAAGAACTGAAGGATATGAAGCTGAAGCATATCATTATTCCAAAGACATCAGAAGTAATTACGGCCAATGACGTATTTAAAACATCACTGGATCAAGGATTGGTTGTCCATATGGGACAGCCATCACTTGCTCAGTCAGTCAGCAACTGCCAGAAGAGACTGATAGGCAGTCAAGGCGGTTATGGATATCAAAGCATTAAAGAAGGCATAGACATATGCCTTATGGAAAGTATGGTTTTCGCTTTCTGGCAGGCAAAGACCGCTAAAGAAAGACGAAAACAGGTTATTCACTATTAAAGCAGCTTATCTCAGCTGCTTTTTTAGATATTACGTACACTACACGGAAAGTAGGAAAAGGAGACTTAAACATGACATTCACACCAATTGAAACACAGGAAGCATTCGAAGCAGCATTGAAAGAGAGACTTGAGCGTGAGCGCTCAACTATGACTAAAAAGTTTGAAGGCTATACATCACCTGAAGCACTTCAGAAGATTAAGGATGAATATGACTCTAAGATCAAAGGCTTGAATACTTCAATCACAGAAAATGCGAACAAGTATGCAGACTATGACAAACAGCTTGCAGAAAAAGATGCCAAGATCAGTGCTTACGAGACCGACTCGGTAAAAATGAGAATCGCACATGAGAATGGGATCCCTTATGAGATGGCTTCTAGATTATCCGGAACTACAGAAGAAGACATCCGCAAGGATGCAGAAGCATTATCTAAATTCATTGGTAATCGAGGACAGGTACCACCTTTAGCAAATCACGAAGATCAAAAAGGTGATACATCTAAACAGATTTATTTACAGATGGCGAAAAACCTAAGAGGAGAATAACAAATGGCAACAATTACTAAAACTACAAATTTATTTCCAGTGGAATTTATTCCACAGATTTTCAGCAAAGTAGCTGGTCATTCTACATTGGCAAAGCTTTCAAAGCAGGAACCTATTCCATTTTCAGGAACATCACAGTTTGTATTTACAATGGATGGTGAAGCATCTATTGTCGGCGAAGGCGATGCCAAACCAGCAGGTGATGCAGGATTTAAACCAGTAACAATCGCACCAATCAAGTTTGTGTATCAGCACAGACTTACAGACGAATTTGTGAACATGTCTGAAGAAAAGCAGGTTCCATATTTGCAGGCTTTCACAGACGGCTTTGCAAAGAAGATGGCAAGAGCACTTGATATTGCAGCAATGCACGGTGTAAATCCTGCAACAGGTAGTGCCTGTGAAGCTATTGCCAGCAAGAACTTTGATATGGCAGAAGTTGGATCCGTAACAGTAACAGCCGGTTCTGAAGATGATACTCTCGATGCAGCGATTCAGACAATTGTTGCTTCTGATGGAGCAATTACTGGTATTGCAATGGCACCGGCCTTTGGAAGCGACTTAGCTAAAATCAAAGTAAACGGTGTAGTTCAGTATCCTGAATTCAGATTCGGTGGCAATCCTGGTACATTCGCAAGTGTTCCTTCTGATATTAACAACACTGTTTCATTCAAGACATCAAAGGATTTAGCAATTGTCGGTGACTTTGCTAATGCATTTAAATGGGGCTTCGCAGAAAACATTCCAATGGAAGTCATTGAATATGGTGATCCAGATGGACAGGGCGACTTAAAGAAAACCAACCAAATTGTATTGAGAGCTGAAGCATACATTGGCTGGGGTATTTTAGATAATGCTTCATTCAAGAAGATTGTAAAGGCTGAATCATAAGAACTATGAAATACAGAAATATTAAAAACGGCTCTGTGATCGATATTTCCTGTATTCTGAATGATGTGGATTGGAAGGCTTTAGAGCCTTCCGAGCCACAGCCAGTTGAAGAACCACAGGAAAATGAAGATTCATCTGTTGAAGAACCACAGGCAGAAGAACATAAGAAACCGCAGAAGAAAACCGGAAAGAAAGGATGATGATTTATGAGGGAACCATTTGCTACAGTAACGGATGTTATTAATCGGTACAAACTGCTGACGTCAGAAGAAACTGCCAAGGCAGAAGTACTGCTGAAAGATGTATCCAGTGCCTTACGAATCAAGGCAAAGGAATGCAATCGAGATCTTGATGCAATGATGGCAGGGAATGAAGATTATGCAAATGTAGTCAGAATGGTTACTTGTGATATTGTCATTCGTAGGCTGGATCAGGATTCATCAAGCAATACATACAATCTTCAGCAGGAATCACAGTCAGCTCTAGGCTATACATGGAGTGGAACATATGTGAATACCGGTGGTGGTACATCTATCCTTGATAAAGATCTCAAAAAGCTTGGACTTCGTAAGCAGAAGGCAGGCTTTATTGATTTCTATGGAGTCGGAAATGCAGCGAATTAAAGGTATTACTGTTACTCTTTATTCAAGAACGGATACAGGCAAGAGGGATGCTTTCAATCACCCAGTCTATGAAGAAAAAGCTGAAGAGATTGAAAATGTACTCGTGTCTCCTATCACAAGTGAAGACATTCTGAGCAACACCTCATTAGACGGCCATAAAGCCTCATATACGCTTGGTATTCCTAAGATGGACAATCATTCATGGGAGGATGCAATCGTTGGATTCTTCGGCAGAAGATGGCACGTAATCGGCATTCCTCAGGAAGGCATTTCAGAAAATATTCCTCTCAGCTGGAATAAGAAAGTGACGGTTGAAGCTTATGAATAGCAAAGTGAAATTTGAACATGATTCTAATGGTTATATTGAACTGATGAAATCACAGGAAATGCAGAATGTGCTTTCTCAGTATGGAGAACAGATCAAGAACTCTGCAAACAGTTCAGGTCACGCTGGTGACAGCTATGAAAGCAGTACATCAGTCGGTCAGACAAGAGCCAATGTCAAGGTATATCCAGGGAATCAACATGCTGTACGAAGCAACTCTAAATACAATACGCTGCTGAAAGCGTTAGGAAGTGTGAAAGGATGATCGTAGAAGCTGTTGTTAGAAACTATCTGGAAGAAGAACTGAAGCTTCCAGTATTTCTTGAACATGAAAAGAATATGCCTGAACAGTACGTCATGATTGAAAGAACAGGTGGTGGAAGAGTGAATCTGCTGAACAATGCAACTCTTGCAGTGCAGTCTATCGGTCAGTCCATGTATGATGCAGCAGTACTGAATGAACGTGTCAAATCAGCTATGTATGCACTGCCTGGATCACATGGCATTTCATCATGCAGATTGAATTCTGATTACAATTTTACAGATACAGAAACAAAGGAATACCGCTACCAGGCGGTATTTTATTTAACTCACTATGAGTAGAAGGGAATAACATATGGCAACAAATAACTCAGCAAATGTTACAGCAGGAACTCCTAAAGTCGGTGGTGCTTTTTTCCACGCTCCTTTAGGAACTGATTTACCTACAGATGCGAAAACAGCGTTGAATGCTGCATTCAAAAACCTGGGATACATTTCAGAAGACGGTTTAACTGAATCTACATCTATTGATACAAATACTGTCAAAGCATGGGGCGGAGATGTAGTAATGGTCAATCAGACTGGCAAGACAACTACTTTCTCTTTGACTCTGATTGAAGCATTGAATGAAGAAGTTCAGAAGTACACACACGGCGCCGGCAATGTTACAGGTAATTTAACTACTGGCATGACTGTAAAGAATGCTTCAGGCGAATTGGAACCGGAAGTACTAGTAGTTGAGCAGATCATGAACGGAAATGTTCTAAAGCGTACTGTCATCCCAAATGGAAAGATCACAGCTATTGGAGATATCACCTACAAGGATGGAGAACCAGTTGGATACAACGTCACTATTACTGCTTCTGTAGATGCTACAGGAACAGCTTCATACGATTACTACATCAAGCAGGGAGAAGCATAATAAATGATCAAGGTTACTACAAAGACAGGTTTTGAAGCGGAAGTCAATGAGGGAAAGATCCTCGACTTCCGTTTTTTAGAAAAATCAGTTGAAACGGTTAAAGGCAAAGATGATCTCGAAAAGATGGATGCGACTGTGCAGATGCTGAAAATGCTTTTCACTAAAGCTGACAAGGAAAGATTTCTTCAGCATGTTGCAGATCACAATGACGGCATTGCAGATATCAGTGCTGTTATGAATGAATTTACAGAAATCCTGGATCAGTGCAAAGAAGCCAATCAAAAAGTAAAAAACTGATGGTCATGGCAACCATGATTGCAACGGATGAAGACAGTCTGATCTGTGATCTTGCACAGTATTACCATGTGTTTGATTACAGATCTATGACCGTTGAGCTCGTTGCGACTCTATCCGCAGGGTTGCCTGAAGACTCACGAATAATGCGGAAACTTTATAATCAGAATATTTCAAAGTCAGAACTGATGCTTGCTGCCATTTATGATGATTTGAATGCTTATCTCTATTCAATGACTTCAAATGCAAAGCACGGTATTAATAGACCGGCATCTATTGTAGACAGATGGCTGAATATTACTGAACAAAAGAAAAACATGGCTTTTGATTCTGTCAACAGCTATGAGAAAGCCAAGCATAGAATATTAGGAGGTGGATAATATGGCAGATGGCGCAACACTAGGCAAAGCGTATATACAAATTATCCCATCTATGGAAGGCACAGGTTCTAAGATCTCTGCCTTTTTAAATGGCGAAGGTGTAAAGGCAGGCGATGAAGCAGGCGAAGCAAGCGGAAAAAGTATGATGCAGTCACTGAAAAGCACAGCTGTAAAGCTTGCTTCAACGCTTGCTATCGGTGCAGCAATAAAGAAAGCATTTGATATTGGTGCTGATCTAGAACAGCAGATTGGCGGTGTTGAAACTCTCTTTGCTGAAAGCTCTGCAATTATCAGAAAATATGCTGACGATGCATACAGAACTGCAGGTGTAAGTGCAAATGAATACATGAAGAATGTAACCTCATTCAGTGCTTCACTGCTGCAGGGATTAGGCGGTGATACTGCCAAGGCTGCTGAATATGCAAATACCGCAATGGTAGACATGTCAGACAACGCAAATAAATTTGGTACAGATATTGGTGCTATTCAGAATGCATACCAAGGTTTTTCGAAGCAGAACTACACAATGCTGGACAACTTGAAGCTTGGTTACGGGGGCACAAAAGAGGAAATGCAGCGCTTAATCAAAGATGCAGCTGCAGTCAGCGATTCTGTAGATGCGGAAAGCTTGTCATTTGACAACATCGTGCAGGCAATCCATGTCACACAGGAACAGATGGGAATCATGGGCACTACCAACAAAGAAGCTTCAACTACATTCAGCGGTTCCTTAGGAGCCATGAAAGCTTCGTGGGATAACTTTCTAGCTGGACTTATGATGAACGGCAAGGACGGAGTTGACATGAACACGTATCTCCAGCCATTGGTTGATTCTATAGGAACATTTGTGTTCAACAATCTGATACCTGCTGTTGGCAGATTTGTAGCTGCTGTATTTGAAGCAGTACCTGGCTTACTTGAGATTGGACTGAGCTCAATTTCAGAAAGCATATCTGAAGCTTTTGGCGGAATAATCGATGCAGAAACAGTCAAGATAGCAATTGAATCAATAGCGGGCGCATTTGCAGCATTTGCGGCAACGGAAGCTGTCATTGCACTGCCAGGACTGATTGATGCAATCAGTGCAGCTATTACAGGATTGAGCTTGAATCCAGTTTCTTTGGCTATAGCTGCCATAGCTGGAATCATAGTTGCATTGACTCAGCTGTGGAACAGTAATGAACAGTTTAGAGAATTCGTCACAAGCACATGGAATGCAATCATGTCTTTCCTTTCAAATCTCTGGGCAAGTATTTCTTCGACTGCAGTCAGTGTTTGGAATGGTATTTCTTCATCAATTTCTGGTGTAGTAAATATGATTTCTTCTGTTATTTCTACAGTATTCAATACCGTTAAATCTGTAATTACAAATGTATGGAATGGAATCAAGAACACTACCACATCTGTATGGAATGGAATTAAATCAGCAATTGAAACACCACTGAACAAAGCGAAGAATATTGTCAAAAGTGTTATCGATACAATTAAAGGATTTTTCAATTTCAAAATTTCATGGCCACATATTCCAATGCCTCACTTTTCAATTACTCCTAGAGGATGGGGTGTCGGTGACCTGCTGAAAGGCAAAATTCCTAAGCTTGGCATTGACTGGTATGCAAAGGCAATGAACGAGCCTAGAATCCTGGATGGAGCACAGATTTTTGGTGCAATGGGAGGAAGGCTTCTGGGTGGTGGTGAAGCAGGCCAAGAAGTTCTGTACGGAAGATCACAGCTGATGCGTGATATTTCTACTGCAGTGCAGGAAGCAAAGAGTGAATATAAAGATGACAGGCCAATTGTTATTAATATTTATGCAAAGGATCAGGATGAAAAGAAGATTGCTGAAGAAGTCAGCAAAATTTTAAGCAAAGAAATTAAGAGGAGGAGTTTCTAATGGATTATTTTACAATCGGAGGAGTTAGCTCCTCCTCCTTTAATGCTTATATATATGATTCAAATGTGTTTGATTCGCCAAGCAGGTCTGTAGATACATATGATGTTCCCGGAAGAAATGGAGCTCTTACAGTAGCTGGATCAGAAAAATTTGATAATCGAGAATTATGGTATGACATGTACATCCCAAAATCAATGATCAGCAATGTACGAGGACTTTCAAACTATCTGCACAGCCTTAAAGGCTATCAGCGTCTTGAAGATACTATTGAACCTGATGTATATAAGAAGGCCATGTATGTAGAAGCACTGCAACTGTCTTTGAAAACTTTAAAAGAGGCAGTGTTCAGAGTTACATTTGACTGCCAGCCCGAAAAATGGCTGAAAAGTGGCGAACAGAAAACAGTCCTAACAAAGAGTGGATCAATCAGTAATCCAACTGTACAGATTGCTAAACCATTGATCCGTGTCTATGGCAAAGGCACGGTTCAGATTGGAAAACAGACAATTGAGATATTGAAAGCTCCCACGGAGTACATCGATATTGACTGTGATATTCAGGACTGCTTTGAAGGAACTGCAAACCGTAATTCTTATGTATCTTTGACAGATTTTCCGGTTTTAGGCCCAGGCAGTAATGGAATTACTTTTGGAACTGGTATTACTAAAGTAGAAATTACTCCAAGGTGGTGGACTCTATGATACCTAAACTGTATGAATCAACAGAAATGGACTTCAAGAGCAATGGTCTAGGATCACTGCCTGATGCAATATCTTGCAAGGTGACAGAGGAAAGAAATGGCTGCTATGAGCTTGAAATGGAATATCCGGTTGGTGGATTGCATTATGATCTGATTGAGAATAATCGAATTATTTATGCCAAACCAAACGAGACGAGTGATCCTCAGCCGTTTGATATCAAGGAAATTACTCCTTCGATGGATAAGATGACTGCTAAAGTTTATGCACAGCATGTCAGATATCGAATGAACGGAATCCCTGTATCTCCTTTCAATGCACAAGGAATCAATGATGCACTTGCAGGACTGAAGCAGAACAGTCTGATCAAGCATCCATTTACTTTCTATACAGATATCATTAATACATCAAGTAAATTCAATGTAGGACTGCCTGGAACTTTGGGCAGCCTTTTAGGTGGAACAAAAGGCAGCATACTAGATACATTCAGCGGTTCTGCTGGATGTGAATATGAATTTGACAAATTTTCTGTTAAGCTCCATGCACATAGAGGAACTGACAGTGGTGTATCCATTCGATACGCGAAAAATCTTACCGGATGCAAAATGGAATCATCTATCGAATCTGTCTATACAGGTGTTCTTGCATACTGGCAGAAAAAGGGAGAAGACAAAGAAGAGCTATTAAGTAGTGATATCCAATATATCGCAAACCATACTAGTTATCCTCGTGAGTATATCTATATGCTTGACTGCTCTTCTGACTTCGAAGATACACCGACGGTTGAGCAACTCAATGCAAAGGCCTCAGATTACGCAGTGAATAACCGTATAGGTGAGCCTTCTGTAAGCGTTGATGTCTCTTTCATCCCTCTATGGGGAACCGAGGAATACAAAGCAATAGCGCCTCTAGAGAGGGTGAACTTGTGTGGTACGGTAACTGTCTGTTTTGACCTGTTAGGAGTTAACGTTAAAGCGATAGTTAACAAAACAGTCTATGACGTGCTATCAGAAAAATATGAATCGATATCTATCGGATCTGCCAAGAGTAAACTCGGAGAAACCATCAAGCAGGAAGCTCATGATCAGGCAGAAGCTGTAAAGAAAGATACTATATCAGCAGTCCAAGGATCCATTGACAAGGCAGTAGATAAGATTCGAGGTGGCACAGATGGCCATGTCATTCTGTCCACAAATGCAAATGGCGAAACCAATGAGGTGTATGCATATGACGGCAATTCTTTAGAAACAGCAGCCAAGGTCCTTAGATTGAATTATGAAGGACTTGCTGGGACAGATAAAGGCATTAACGGTAGATATAACGTGGCTATCACTACAGACGGCCACGTAAATGCCAGCATGGTCACTTTCGGTGAAATGAATGGCAATCTAATCAAGGCAAATTCGGTTGTCATTGGTGCTTTGGATGAAGAAGTTACAGGCAAGATAAATAGTGCTCAGTCAAGTGCTGACAAGGCTAATTCAAATGCTAATAACGCTCAAAACTCCGCGAATAATGCTCTAGATGCTGCAAATAAAGCCGATGCAAAAGCTGATCAAGCAAAATCAGACGCGGCAGCTGCCAGTTCAGCAGCACAAAAAGCTAAAGACCAAGCTGACGAGGCACAGAGAAAGTCAAACACCGCAAACGATATAGCAAATGGCGCTGTTGCAACTATATCTCCGATTGCTCAAGTTGTAATAGTAGACGATAAAGGCTTAAAAATCTTAAATAGTGAAAATAATACCAGTTATGCTCAAATGCAGTCAACTGGTCTTTTTGTATTTGTCAACAATGAGCAAAGAGCAGTATTTGGAGCCACAAGTAAAGTTGAGAACATGGCGATTCAAGATTACTTGATGTTTGGCTCTCACCGAGCAGAAACGAAAATTGAAGATGGTGAAGAAGGTACTGCTTTCTTCCATATAGGAGACGTTAAATAATGGCAACAGAAAGACGAAATTATGGCATAACTTCTTACACCAGTATTCATGTTTATGCAGATGAAACTACAGTTGATACAGCAAATAACAGATCTTATATTTCTACGGAACTGTGGATTCTAGGAAGTAGTTATTCTGCATACAATGTAGATTGTAATGTCACGGGCGCTAATGGATACACTAATTCACATTTGACAGCTAATGGATGGGTACAGCTAGTAAGCGGTGGCTTCTGGGCTCCACATAACGCCGATGGAACAGGTTCAGCTACAGTCGGATCATATTACTCATCTGGATATGGAAATATGCCTTATGGGGAGTTCACTCTAACTCTTACAAAGATTGCTAGAGCATCTCAGCCTTCTATCAACACGTATCCAAATAACTCGCCTGATATTACTGCTGGAGTAGCTTGCACTATTCATATGAATAAACATGCTAATTTCACGCATAAAGTATCATACTCATTTGGGAAAAAGAGTGGTGTAATTGCTACAGGAGTTGTAGACAACTGTTCATGGACTCCACCAACATCTTTGCTAGATCAAATTAGTACAGCTACAGTTGGCTATGGTGGAATATCCGTTGAAACATATAGTGGTTCTACAAAAATTGGAGATACAAAAACATGTAATTTTAATCTGCATCTACCAAGTAATTCCGAGCCTACTGTTGGAGCAATTACTTTAACAGAACAGCATTCTGGTGTAAAAGCTAAGAATGCAAATGTTACGGTTCAACAGATTTCAAAGAAATTAGTATCTGTACCAGTAAGTGCTAAATATTCAGCAAGTATTAAAACGGTAACTTGTGACGGTGTTGCACTGTCAAATAATAATGGTACTTATACAGGTTATATTTCTAACAAGTCGAATGGAACGTACAAAGTAACTGTTACCGATAGTAGAGGTCTGCAATCTAGCAATTCGGTTGAGCAGACATTTTACGAATATGCTAAACCATTTATAACTGCTACTTTAAAAAGAGAGAGCGAAACCTCTGCTAAAGGTGCTCTAAGCGTTAGTGGATCATATTCTACAATTCTCAGCAATACAATTCGTATGGCGATTCGGCGTAATGATGACACCTATAGCACGTTTGTTTATCCAACGCTAAGTAATGGAACGATATCTTACTCGAAATCTTATACTGATTTAAATTATGTACAGAGCTTTTCTGTTAAGGTGACAGTAACGGACGAATTTAACGAATCAGTTGAAGTAACAGCTGTATTAGGTGTTGGTCAGTATGCACTATGGATGGGTAAGTATAACGTTAAGGTCGGTGGAAAACTAAATGTAGGAAGTGATTTGACTGTTGGCGGTAATGCCACAATAAACGGAAGCATTACTACTCCAAATAAAATTAGCGCTTCAATGCTTAGATATACAGGAGCCAGCCCAGCAATGCATTATGTTGCTCGAGGATATCATGTACCGAGTAGTAGTTCGAAAGTATACATGAACTCAGATATGGCTGGGCATAGGTTCACTGGTGTTTATGTATATGACCCAGCTTATGCTTCGCAGCACTTTGATGCTGATAAGAAATACCCATCCATGCAGATTAAGAAAAAAGGAATGTACCTGATTATTTGTCGTGTACACGGTACAAATGTGCAACAAAATGGCTCGTTTGGAATTGGATATACAGTTAATAAACTTGATAATTCTGGAGAATGGGCTACCGATCAGTTTGATATGTTCGCTACATTCTATACATGTGCAGCATCATCGGTTTTCTTAAAAGTATTAAATGCAAATGATGTACTTAGATGGCAATGTATAGCTGACCCAACTAGACAAGTAACTCAATTTGAAATGCATGTATTTTATGTAACTGACCAATAAAGGAGATACATATGATTATAGAATTAAAAAATGGAGTGCAATTCTTATTATCTAATTATGAGGATTGCGACGATTATATTAGCTTGTCTATTCCGACATGCGTAACGCAATCAGTTCTTAAGGAATTTACAGAGGAAAATCTAGAAACTGTTTATATCAAAGATGATAAATTTAATCCAATTTCTGCATATAGAAATTTAACTCTGGATAACGACATTGGATATTCTCTACAGTTCAACCAGACTTCTTTTAATCTATCGAAATACCATTTAACAGACAGATTGAACAGCATGGAAGCAGAATGTAAGAAGATTCCAAATTTAACTGAACAGCTTACTCAGGCACAGGCAGACATTGCGTATATCAGTGTTCTGTCTGATATCGACACGACAAATACTGAGGAGGAAACATCAAATGAAAGCAGTATTTGATTTAGCAAAAAAGTACTATCCGAAGTACTGGAGTAAGGAACGTTTAGATGTTCTCCTTGCCAAAAAGAAACTAACTCAGGAAGAGTATGACGAATTGATCGAAAACGGTCAAAATGGAAATTAATATGTCAGCTATTGATAGAAACATCACACAATATGAAAACTGGCTCACCAAAGCCGAAGAAGAGGAAAAAGATCTTAAAAATAGGCTTGCTGATATTACGGTGCAGAAAGCAATCTATAGATCAGCTCTTTATACTCTTAGAGAAATGAAGCAAAAGGAACAGAAATTAGAAAGTAATGGAGATAATTAATATGGCAATGAACGGAATTGACATTAGTAGTTGGCAACGCGACATTAATTTGTCAGCGATTAAAGCCGACTTTGTAATTGTAAAAGCAACTGAAGGCATTGGATATGTTGATAAATCATGTGATATGCTCTTCCAAAAGGCATTAAGCTTAGGAAAAAAACTAGGCTTCTATCATTTTGCGAGACCTACAAAAAACAACGATCCAATCCGTGAAGCAGATTTTTTCTATGAAAACTGCAAAGGATATTTCGGAAAAGCAATCCCAATTCTAGACTGGGAAGCCGAAAATAAACAAAATGTTGCATACGCAAAAGCATGGCTTGATAGAGTCTATCAAAGATCCGGAGTTAAGCCTGTAATCTATATGTCCGAATCTGTAGTCAATGCATACGATTGGAGCTCTGTAGCAAATGCGGACTATGGACTATGGGTTGCTAAGTACAGAGATAATGCTACTGATTATAACTACAATATGGCAAATGCTGGATCACGTCCGCATGTAAAGTGGTGGAAGTTCTACTGCATGTGGCAATGGACTAGTTCCGGCAGATTAGATGGATATGGCAGTAACCTTGATTGCAATGTGTTCTATGGAGACGCTGCTACATGGGACAAGTACGTTGGCAAGTCAACAGGTACAGCAAAGCCTCAGTCAAAGCCTGTGGCCAAGACAGTTGATCAGCTTGCAGAAGAAGTGATTGCAGGTCAGTGGGGAAACGGTTCAGAGCGAAAGAAGCGTCTGACTGCTGCAGGATATGACTATAATGCAGTTCAGCAGATGGTCAATCGGAGGATGGCTGCTAAAAAGCAACCAGCATATGTTTACTATGTAGTAAAGCGTGGAGATACACTGTCCGCTATTGCTTCTAAGTATGGAACGACATATCAAAAGCTAGCTCAAATGAACGGAATTGCTAATCCGAACAAGATTTATGCCGGACAAAAGATCAGGGTGAAGTAATGGAAGTATTAGAAAAAATCATTCCTTGGTCTATCAGTTTAATATCGTTGATTATTCTGATTATTACATTCTTCAGAAACGGAAGCAAAGAACAAAAAGAAGATATCAAACAGGAAGATACAAAGTTTACGGATATTGAAAAAAATCTTTTAAAAGCAAATCTAAAGTTAGACCAACTATGTGCAACAACATCCGAGACAAGAACAGATATCAAGAGTTTAAATAAAGACTTAAACTCTCTAGGTGAAAGAGTGACGGCTGTTGAACGTGATCTAAAGACTGCTTTTAAAAAAATCGATGAATTGAAAGGAAAAATAGTATGAACTGGAAAGTAAGATTTAAAAACCCGCTATTTATTGCTCAGATGATTCTTGCGGTACTGACACCAATCCTTGCTTATGCAGGTTTGACAGTTAAAGATCTGACTACATGGCAGGCACTTGGTGATTTGCTAATGGGTGCATTGAGTAATCCTTATGTACTTGGATTAGTTGTAGTCAGTGTATTCAATGCAGTGACGGATCCAACCACAAGCGGAGTAAAGGACAGCGAACAGGCGCTGACATATACACAACCTAAAGAATAGAGTAAAGCCAGGTGCAATGCCTGGCTTCTTTTTTCTGGAATTTATGATAGAATTTTGTGCGAAAAGCGTGGAATGATTTTGGAACGAAATTTTCAAAAACCTCAAAAAATCAAAAGAGTGAAATCGCATATTTATGCGAAAAAATGAGGTTTATAGGATGGGTAAACCCCTATTAATCGATTCCCGTCGCTCGCTTTGAATATAAAATAACCGCATATTTATGCGGTTTTATTTTTCTGTGGAACGAAATTGGAACGAAATTCGGATTTTTGACTATTTGTGGCATTTGTTTATGAATTCCATCATGCTGCTGTCTGTGTCTTTCAGCAGGTGTGCATAGGTCTTAAGTGTGGTCTCTATGTCAGCGTGTCCAAGTCTCTTGGATACCGCTACTATGTTCACACCATTGTTGATCAGCCACGTTGCGTGACTGTGGCGCAGACAGTGTACTGTTACATTGTCTTCTATGCCGGCTTTCTTCTTTGCCTTTACGAACTGTGACTGAATTGTAGAAATAGAAAGTGATCTCTCACCACCGAATACAAAGTCTCCCTCAGTTGCCATCAGTGGTTCAAGCTCCTTTGTCAGTGTGTCATCCAGCAGAATGGTTCTGGATGTCCTTGTTTTGGTTGGTTTAAGGCCGTTCTTGAAGTGCTTGATGGAATAATGGATAAATGCCTGGTTGCCGTGCAGATCGGCTTTCTGCAGTGCCATAGCTTCGCCTCTACGGCATCCTGTCCAGTACAGGAAGTCAAAGAAGATTTTGTAGATTGGAAGATCCACACAGTCGATGAAGCGTTTGTACTGTTCTGGTGTCCATACAGGACGTTCCTGGCTCATTATCTCATTATCAGTATATTTGGCTGATCTAAGGAACTGTGCAGCATTAGGAATGCCGTATACATCGTAGGCGAACTTGAATACGGATTTAACATAGGCCATTGTCTTGTTCTTTGTGCGTGTCGCATAGTGATCATCACTGATCATGTCTGCACGCCATGTTTCCAATTGCAGTCGAGTAATTTTTCTTATATCTCTGTCCTTCAGAGGAAAACGTTTTTCGAAGTGCGTGTGTCTCTGCTGAGACTGACCAGGAGAGATCTGATACGACTTTTCGTAAAGCTCGTTCATTTCAGCAAATGTGATCTTTGGAGCATTGTCTGTTTTTTCTATCTTAACGGTTGCTTCATACTGTGCAGCATCACGCTTCAGCTTAAAGCCACGCTTCTTTCTGGTGTTCCATTTGCCTGTCAAAGGATCCTTGACCTGGTACTGAACAAAATAGGTTTTGCGTTTCTCATCGTAACCAATCATATTTATTCTCCTAGTATAAGTTTTTAGAAATAACAGATGTGTTATGAATATTGCCATACGACCTTAATTAACACATCTTTCATAGGATAGAACCACCACAATCACACCATACGGTTTTATTCGTATAAAACGAAAACAGGAATCGTGCCGAAGCCGATTCCTGCAAAGTGTAATCACTTTTCAATGTGCAATTACTTTACACTAATTGTTCAAAATTGTCAATCATCGATTTAATAAAGGAAAAGTTTGATTTTATCAGCTGATTATTTGAATAATAATCATAATGTTTCATCATTCTTGCCGAAAAGCGAACTAGTTCAGCTTTTCTTCTTATTCTTAGATCGTTGCTTGTAACAATTTTGTTATAAGTGTAAAAAGTTGTAATAATCTGCGTGATACGCAAATTGCTTAGTCTATTTTGCAGAGTGCTTCTACTAACGCTTTTAATATTTTTTCGAATGCTTTGTACCATAGAATGGTTTGGAGATTGAACAATATTTGACTTTCTTAGGTCATTTAGTAAACAGTTATTATGAGCTGAGGCATTTCTTATTGATTTACATGTTTTAAGCAAATAGTGATTGTCCAACATTTGCTTGTCTGAATATTTGATAGAACAAATTTTATAAAATGCAATCAATGTTCCAAATGTGGTTAATTCAAGAAATACCCAGACAGGTATATCAAATGAATTTTGTGAACAATTCGATATGTATTTTGAGTATAATCCATCACAATATGTTGAAGACTTAGAACGCTCTAATTCTTTAAGAAAAATATTTTTTTGGTCAGATGATAAAGAATCAAAATAATCCTTCACAATAGA